GGTTAGTCGTTACTTCTTAACCTTTAGATTTAGTACTAAACTTCAACGTTTTGTAAAACTGTTTTTCCCCAGACTTTTAAAAGTAGTAATAGAACGGGGTATCTGGGTATTTAGTCGTAAGTCGTTGAATAGAAAGGAAATAAAATACCCCGATATACTGGGTATCGACGGGGTATGACGGGGTATTCGTGTAAGATGCTCCATAACGGTTCTTACGCGTCGTTCGGGAAGGGATAGCGGAGAGGGGGCGGACCTCGTAAGGGAGTCCCGAGAATTCCTTGCCGGAGTGAAAGTTTGGAGGTATGCTCCGCGCATGACTACGACGCTACCGCTCAACCATAACCGCCTCCGGTTCGTTGCCGAATACCTCTCCGCCATGCCGCGGAACGGAACGGCGGCTTACGGACGCGTGTACACGACGGCGTCGTACGACACTTGTTGCACCGAGGCGGCGCGACTGCTGAAAGACCCGCGAATCGCGGCCGAGATTGATAAACGCGAAAAGCAAATGCAAGCCGGCCTCGCCTTGACCGCGGCCGACGTTCTCGAGGAGTTGTTCCTCGTGGCGAGTGCCGACCCTCGCGAATTGTCCGAGCATCACGTCGGAGCGTGCCGCTACTGTCATGGCGCCGGCTTCCTATGGCATCGTACCCAAGGCGAGTACCAACGCGACTACGACGCGTACGTCGTGTCCCGCAAGGCCGATACGTCCAAACCCGCCGACCCGTTCGGTATTGAGTTTCCCGTATTGGGCGGCATCGGTTACAACCCGTACAAGGATCCGCACCCGAATTGCCCCGAGTGTTTCGGCAATGGCGTTGGGTTCGACGTCTACAAAGACACGCGCAATCTGTCCAAAGCGGCCGCCCGCCTATTCCAAGGCGTCAAGCGCACAAAGGAAGGTATCGAAATCAAGATCCGGTCTCCGGAGAAAGCGATTGAGCTCGCCGGGCAACACTTGGGACTGTTTAAAAAATCGATCGAGCTCGCCGGCAAGAATGGCGGCCCGATACAGCATGCCGGCGTCACGCTGACGACGACCGACCCCAACACGGCGGCGGCGATCTATCAATCGTTGGTATCGGGCGACTAATGCCGATACCGTTTCCGCACGACTTCCGCAACCCCGATTACGTCCAGGTATTCGAGTGGCGCCTCGAGCGTTTGCAGCGTATCCGGGCCGCTATCGCGCTCGAGGTCGCAGAGAACCGCCCGCCCGAAGTAATCCCCGGCCTAATCACGTATTACCGCGACCATCCGGCGCAATTTATTATCGATTGGGGCATGACGTACGACCCGCGTAACGTCCCCAAGAAACTGCCCGCCCGCCTCCCGTTCCTGCTGTTCCCCAAGCAAGAGGAGCTCGCGTCTTGGTTGCTCGAGCGTTGGGCCGCCGGCGAACCGGGCATTATCGACAAGTCGCGCGACATGGGTATCTCTTGGCTCGTCATGTCGCTGGCGTGTACGCTGTGCAACTTTAATAACGAAATGGCCGTCGGTTGCGGCTCGCGCAAAGAGGAGTACGTCGATATCCTCGGCGACCCCGATTCGTTGCTCGAGAAAGGCCGCTTGTTCATGTCCCTGCTACCTTCCGAGTTCCGCGGCGGTTGGGATAGGCGCCGGCATTCGTCGCACATGAAACTCGTTTTCCCGTTGTCCGGGTCGATCCTGACGGGCGAAGCCGGCGACGGTATCGGACGCGGCGGCCGGCAATCGCTTTACCTGGTCGACGAGGCCGCGTTCCTCGAGCGCCCCCTCCTCGTCGACGCGTCATTGTCCGCAACGACCGATTGCCGTATCGACCTCTCGACGCCGAACGGGCGCGGCAACCCATTTGCGCAAAAGCGACACTCCGGCAAAATTAAGGTATTTACGTTCCATTGGCGCGATGACCCGCGCAAGGACCAAGCGTGGTACGACAAGAAAGTCGCCGAGATTGATAACCCGGTCGTCGTGGCGCAAGAGATAGATTTGAATTACTCGGCATCGGTTGAGGGCGTGTTTATCCCGTCGGCCTGGGTACAAGCGGCAATCGGCGCGGCGGCAAAACTCGGCATTACCGTATCGGGCGCCCGTAAAGCCGCGCTCGACGTTGCCGACGAGGGACGCGACAAAAACGCCCTAGCCGGTAAGCATGGCGTTGAAATGAATTTCCTGAAGCAATGGTCGGGTTTGGGAAGCGACATTTTTGCGACGACCGTTAAGGCGTTCGACATTTGCGACGGCGGCGGATACACCTCGTTCCAGTACGACGCCGACGGCCTCGGTACCGACGTCCGGGGCGACGCTCGCATTATCAACGAGGCGCGCGTACTCGAGGGCAAGTCGGAGATTCTCGTCGACCCGTTCCGCGGATCCGGAGCGGTACACGACCCCGAGGGCGAAATGGTCGAGAACCGCAAGAACAAGGATTTTTTCCAGAATTTCAAGGCGCAATCGTGGTGGCATCTGCGTATCTTGTTCCGCAACACGTACCGCGCCGTCGCCGAGGGTAAAGAGTTCAACCCGGACGAAATAATCTCGCTCTCCCCCGACCTCGAGGACTTGGTGCAACTGTGCTCCGAATTGTCCCAACCGACCTACACGCTCAACACGGCGGGCAAAGTCGTAATCGACAAAGCCCCCGACGGCACGCGCTCGCCTAACTTGGCCGACGCCGTAATGATGCTTTACAATCCGGCCGGCGGCGTCCTAGACATGTGGGCGAAACTAGCGGGCTAGTCTTTCGGGAACAACGGCCCGTCGAGCGAAACTTGGTCGGGCGTTATATCTTTCATCGCTGGCCGCTCGACGGTACGAACCTCGCGCAACTCGGCGATGCACTCGAAACGCGGGTGCGCTTGCGCTTTCATTTGGTAGCAGATATACAGCCGACCGAAAAGCGGTACCGGGATTGCCGTGCGTACCGCCCGCTCCAATTCGACGTACAACGTTTCGTCGTCCGTCTCGATCCGGATTGAACGCGGCCCCCTCATTTCAGCACCTTCCCGACGAGTTTTACATGCGCGTCGCGAGCCGCTTGCAATGCTCGGTCATACTCTGCCGCTCCGCGTTCCGCAACGAAGCGCACGAGCCGTTCGTGTATCTCGATTTTGATATTGTTTATTGCTTGTTGGATTGAACCGACGAGCACCATTTTTTCCGGAGTTATCGCCCCGCCCTTTACTATCTCTTTCGCTTTGACGAGCGCGTCGAGAGTCGTTTGCAAGTGTTTGAGTTCCGCGTTAGACATGCGTAGAAGTTGGTTCATGCCGGCACCCCAAGCAAGACGAGAGACGCCCATACGATCGCGCCGCAAAGCGCCGTAAATCCGATAAGCCTTACCATTTCATTACCCCCATAAAGAACGAGAAAAGCGCCACGAATGCGAACCACGCGGCGAGGATTTTTGCGAGCATCATACGCCCGCCTTTGCGATGTAAGCGGCGGTCGACTTCTCGGCGGCTTTTGACGTTGCGAAATGGCGGCCTTTGTAGCCGCGGCACACTTGCTCGAATCCATCTTTTTGCACGATTACGACCAGGGCGTAAAAGGTACCGTCGGCGTTTTTGGTAATGTTGGCTTTCATGTCGTTTGCTCCGTTGCGTTGTCGATGAATAGAATAGTAGTCGCATTATTCGACCATTGCAAGCATTATTTTGTATTAGATGTTGCGGATATGCAAAACGGCGCGGATAACATACAATTGCCGCATTCGTAAAGGGGTTCCCCATGGCAAAGAAAATGCACCATCGCGTCGTACAGTCCGTCGCTAATCGTCAAGCGGCAATACAAAAAGGTACGGACCAGGCGCGGCACGCTATCCGCACGGGGGACTCGTTCCAGAACGTAAGCGCCCGCCTCGGCTACGGTACCGATACGCTACAAAGCGGCTCGCGCTACGGGATAGACTTTATCTCCCGCAACCCGTACAACCTGGAAGCGGCGTACCGCTCGAACTGGCTTTGCGGTATGGCCGTCGACGTGATCGCCGAGGACATGACGCGCGCCGGCGTACAGTTTCAATCTGACGAGCTCAAACCCGACGACACGGATAAAATGCTTAAGGGTATCGAAACGCTGCAATTGTGGAGCGAGATATCCGACGCGACCAAATGGGGTCGACTGTACGGCGGCGGTATCGCGGTATTGCTGATCGACGGCCAAGACTTGCGCACCCCGCTACGCCTGGACTCTATCGCACTCGGCCAGTTTAAAGGTATCGTCGCGCTCGATCGCTGGCAGGTAAGCCCGACCCTATTCGACCTCGTGACCGATTACGGCCCCGACCTCGGCAAACCCCGCTACTACGACGTGAACCCAAGCGCAAAGGCGCTTATCGGCGAACGTATCCACTATTCGCGCTGTATGCGTATCGACGGTCTCAAACTCCCGTTTCGCCAAGAGCTCGCGGAAAATGGTTGGGGGCAATCGTCGCTCGAGCGTCTTTGGGATCGTATCGTCGCATTTGATTCGACCACGGAGGGCGCCGCCCAATTGGTCTACAAGGCGCATTTACGCACCATCAAAATCAAGGGCTTCCGTTCGCTGATCGCGGCCGGCGGCAAGATGTACGACGCGTTTATCGAGCAAATGAAACTCGTACGCTCGATGCAAAGTAACGAGGGTTTGACCGTACTTGACGGCGAGGACGAATTCGAGGCGCACTCGTACGCGTTCTCCGGCTTGGATAATCTGTTGCTGCAATTCGGCCAGCAAATTTCCGGCGCCCTTCAAATCCCGCTCGTACGTTTGTTCGGGCAGTCCCCCGCCGGCCTCAACAGTACCGGCGAGTCGGACTTGCGCACCTATTACGACAATATCGCCAAAGAGCAAGACAACAAACTCCGCCGGCCGCTCAATGTCGTTTTCGAGTTGGTCTCCCGCTCGATCCTCGGCAAGCCGTTACCGGCCGGGTTTAAATTCGAGTTCGTACCCTTGTGGCAACTTACCGAGGTCGAAAAAGCGCAGATCGCCAAAGATACAACGTCCGCTATTTGCGAGGCCGAGGCGTCCGCGATTATCTCTCCGAAAACCGCGGCGAAAGAATTGCGCAACGCGTCTCGTACAACCGGCGTATTTACGCAGATTACCGACGAGGAAATCGAAGCACTCGCCGAGGAGCCGCCCAAACCCGACCTAGTCGTGCCAGGCTTGGACGTGATGCCCGGCGCCGAGGATGACGCAACGAGCAAGGAACCGCGACTCGCGGCGGTCAAGTAACGCATGCCACGCCCACGCAAACCCAAAACGCCACCACCACGTACGCGCGGTATTGAGCGCCAGTACGCGCGCCAACTGCGTAAGATTGCCCGGCACATTGGCGACATAGTCAACGCGTTCGACCCGTACGACCCCGCGGCCGAGCCGGCTATCCGTCGCGCCTTGGACGGGTACGCGCAAGTTATTGAACCGTGGGCGCGATCGCAAGGCGCGCAAATGATCCACGCCGTCAACCGTGCCGACCTCGCCTCGTGGAACGCGCACTCGGAGGAAATGGGATCGCTCCTCGGGCGCCAGATACAGAGCGCGCCGGTCGGAGTCGAACTCCGGGGCGCCCTCGAGCGGCAAGTACATTACATTACCTCGTTGCCGAGAGACGCCGCGCAACGCGTGCATGCGCTGACGGTCGAGTCCCTCGAGACGTCGTCCAGGTCGAAGCAAATAGCGGAGGAAATCAAACGGTCGGGCGAAGTGTCGGCGAGTCGCGCAACTCTTATCGCTCGTACGGAGGTCGCACGGACCGCGTCAAAGTTGACCGAGTCGCGAGCCCGCGCGGTTGGATCCGAGGGCTATATATGGCGCACCGCCGGCGATACGGACGTCCGGGACAGCCACAAGAAAATGGCCGGCAAGTTTGTACGTTGGGACGAGAACAACGGCGAGGGAGCGCACCTAACCGACGGGACGACATGCCACGCCGGCCAGATTTACAACTGCCGATGCTATCCCGAGCCGGTTATCCCGGATTAGCGGGTTACGTTCAACTCGGCCATGCGCGCCAAATTCTCCGGCGTCAAGTCCTCAAGCAAAGCGCGCATTTCCCGGAACCCGTCGGCGTAATTGCCCGTTTGGAAAAGGTAGAAACCGCCCTCGCCGTCGTAACCCGTGTACACCCAACCAGGCGGCGCCATAATGATTAGCTTTTCCCGAGGCGCTAAGGTCGGGCAATCTTGCTCGAACAATTCTCGAGGCAAAGCATTTTCGACAATGACGGCCGCGGCGTTTCGCTCCGCTAGAGCCTTGATCGTCTCGGCGGTAAAGTCGCTGTCGCTACCGTGGCCGAACCATTCGCAAGCCGCGACGATGCCGTACGCTCGTATCGCATTGTCCCAAGCGTCGGCCGGAACGTTGACTGGTACCGGCGGCAAATCTCCCGGCGCCCCGTTTTTAAGTGTTGTCATTTTGCCGCGTCCCCTTCCGCCGTATCGCCGACCGCAAAAAAGTCGTTAAGGAATTGCACGCGGCCCATGTGGAAAGCGTGCGTCTTTTTGAGCAACCGGATTTTATCCTCGACGACGCGCGTATCGGGCCGCGAGTGGCTTTCCCAGTTACGTATCCACGACGTAACCTTGACGGTCATTTCGTAATGATGCAAACGCATTTCGCGCAAACCCGCGAGCACTTGGTCGAGCTTTTCCGGCGTTTCGGTTAGGTACGCTTGCCGGTCGGCGTTGACCATGATTTTAAAAACCGGGTCGTTTTTCATATCGAATTTTCCTTGTAATGGCGTTCCATGACGGCGAGCATGCGGCGAAGCGCGACGGCTTTACCCATACCCTTGTGAGCGCGAACCCCGGCCGGGAAAAATCCCTCGGGATAATAAACGGCGAAATGTTGCCCCTCGTCGACGAATCGGGCGCACATGCAATGCGCCTCGACCTCCTCTCGCGCCTTGATTACTTTGGCGATGTTTTCGGTAACGCTCATAAGTTGTTTTCCGATGCGTCTTGATCCTCTAAATCCCAAACCCCAATTTGCCCGCCGTTCCCCGGCAACATGCAAAATAGAATTACTAGGTCGTCTCGTTTCGCCACATGGGCGCGGCCGTAGCCGTCAAGTCCCCAAGTGTACCGGCTCATAGTTGGCCCGGCTTTTTGTAAGTAAAAGCGCGTTTGAGTGTTGGGGCGGCGCAAGGTACCGAAAGAACCGTTTTAGCAGCGCGCATTGCTGCAACCGATAAAGCCAATTTTGCTGCGAGTTTTTCGTTACTTACGTTTGTCATGTTGTTCCCCAGTGCGTTGTCGATGTAGGAATAATAGTCGCATTATTCGACCATTGCAAGCATTATTTAACGCCCTCTAATAAATTGTTGTATTTACGTTCGGCAAGTATGATATAAAGGCGCAACATTGCCATACAGCATACGAAATGAAACTTTTCTCTACCGAACAGCTCGGCCCGACGCAGTCATTAACCCCCGAGGGTTACTTGCTTTGCGAAAACGTCCCCGTCGCTCGCGTAGGAAAACAAATCTATACCGCCGCCGACCTACCAGGCGTGCGCGCCGGTACCGACGGTTTAATCACGGTTGTACGCGAGGAGTCCGAAGTATTCCGCCCGGAAACGGTCGCGAGTTTCGAGGGCAAATCGGTTACCGTGTTGCACCAATTTGTCGACCCTTCCAACGTCAAAACGTTCGAGGTTGGTCACGGGCAAAACTTCCGCCGTAGTGAAATCGACCGCGACTTGATGGTATGCGACTTGCTCATTAAGGACGAAAAGGCAATTAAGCTCGTACGCTTCGACCCCAAGAACCCGCTAAAAAAGTCCATGCGGCAAATTTCTTTAGGGTATGATGCGGACTATATTGAAGCCGAGCCGGGTTTGGCGTATCAGAAAAACATTATCGGCAACCATATTGCACTAGTAGAACGAGGCCGAGCCGGTCCGCGCTGCTCAATCCAAGACGAGGAAACCATGTCAAAAGCTACCGCCCCAACAGTGTTACAAAAATTGGTCCGCGCCTTCCGTACCGGCGACTCCGACTTGATCGAGAAAACGGTCGACGAAGCCGAAACCGAGGAAAAACGCGTCGCGGACGAAGCGGCCGCCGAGGAAGAAAAGAAAGAGCGCCAAGCAACAACCGACGCTATTTCGACGCTTACCCAAACCGTCGCGACCTTGGCTAAAACCGTGGCCGACATGAGCAAGCCAGCCAAGACCAAAGACGAAGCCGGCGACGAGTTGCCAACGGGCGACGAAGAAACCGCGGAAGAAAAAGAAAAACGCGTCGCGGACGAAGCGGCCGCCGAGGAAGAAAACAAGGTTAAGACCGAGGACAGCATGCGCGACACAATCAGCCGCGCCGAAATCCTCGTACCTGGCTTCTCCGCCCCTACCCTCGACAGCGTGACCGATGCGAACGGCGTTGCGGCGGTACAGCGCAAAGTATTGTCCGAAGCACTGAAAACGCAAGACGGTAAAACGGCTTTCGCTGGATTGCTCGGCGGCCGTACCCTCGACGCGTTGACCGTCGACCAGGTCGGTACCGTGTTCCTCGCCGCGTCAGAATTGGCGCGACAAAAGAACAACTCTAAGGGCGCCGTAACGGCTCTTAAAACGAAAGATTTTGGCGCGCCAACATCGGCCGCCACAATCAACGCTCGTAATTCCGAGTTTTACAAAAAATCTTAATTGGGGGTACCTCATGGGTAACGCATATTTAACACGCATGCCGTCGGGTATTCCCGGTGACATTTCGCGCCGCGCGCAATCGGTAGTCGAGCAAGTTGTCCTCGACCCCGCAAAACCTTTCTCGGCGTATGGCTTGCCCGGTAAGATCGTTGCCGGCAAATTCGTACCGCTGGAAGCCGCTGACACCGCCGCCGTAATTTACGGTTTCCTTGTCCGCCCTTACCCGACCCAAACCGCTAACGCGGACGGTACCGGCGTAAGCACCGGCAAAGTCGGCGACGCATTGCGATTCGGTTTTATGACCATCAAAAACAACGCAGGTACCCCGGCTCTCAACAGCCAGGCGTATACCCGTATCGCAAACCCGGCCACGGGTAAGCCTATCGGCGGTATCGAAGCGGTTGCGGACGGCGCGAATACCGTTGCAATCGGTAAATGCACTTTCAAGGATCCGGGCGACTCTGCCGGAAACGTTGAAATCGAATTTAATATCGCTTAAGGGAGCGGCGAACATGAGCAAAGTACAAAAGAGCATCATTCTTGCTTCGTGCATGGCCTCGGCCTTGGCACAAGCGTATAGCCCGCAAACCGTTCGAGGCGTCCGTACAAATGACGGCTTGATGACTTTCGACGCGCAAACCGTCGACAGTGCCGGCGCGTTCCTCGTTGGCGAACTGGAACGCCTCGACCAAACCTTGAACCTGCCACTCGTGGACGTTTCATGGGGTCGCGACATTCAATTGCGCGAAGACGTGACGATCGCGGACGAAATGTCCTCCTTCACTAACTCGTCGTTCGCGGCGGCTGGCGGGCCAAGCGCACAAGGTAAAAACTGGATCGGTAAAGACACTACGACCATTAAAGGCCTGGCGCTCGATATCGGCAAAACGGCCAAACCGTTGACCCTTTGGGGCATGGAATTGGGCTGGACTATTCCAGAATTGGAAAGCGCGCAAAAACTGGGCCGTCCGGTCGACTCGCAAAAGGTCGCCGGTATGGAAATGAAGCGCAATATGGATATTGACGAGCAAATCTATATCGGCGATACCCAATTGTCGCAAACCGGTTTGTTGAACGACGCAGGTATTAGCCTGGCTAACGTCTCGAATGGTGACTGGGCGAACCCGACCACTACTCCGGACGAAATCCTCGCCGATATCAACGAAATTCTGTACCGCGGTTGGCAACAATCCGGTTTCGCAATTTGCCCGCGCGACCTGCTGTTGCCGCCTTTGAAATTCGGTACGTTGGTTACCCGCAAGGTTTCCGACGCCGGCAATATTTCGATTCTGGAATATGTCCGCATGAACTGTATTTCGTTCGCGAAAAACGGCGTACCGCTGAACATCAACCCCGTCAAATGGTTGACCGGCGCCGGCGCTGGCGCTACCGACCGTATGGTCGCTTACACGAATGACAAAACTCGTGTCCGCTTCCCATTGGTTCCGGTACAACGCACTCCGCTGGAATACCGCTCGCTCAACCAACTGACGACATATTTTTGCCGCCTGGGTTGCGTCGAATGGGTATACCCGGAAACTGGCGCGTACGCTGACGGCATTTAATCGCCCCAGTTTGTCCGCGTAGCTTCATCCGCAAAGGGCGCCTCTCATTTTGGGACGCGCCCTTTTTAAACAAAATTCCTTTAGGGGTTGACATGTCGAACGAAAAACAGAAACAAGTAAAAATCCATTTGTCCCGCGCTGTTATTCTTAACCGCAAGGGCGAAGAGCCGGTACCGTTGCAAGCCGGCGCTAATACCGTCGACGCTGACGTCGCGGAGCACGCTTTCGTTAAAGCGCATTTGTCCGACCCGAACGCCGAGGCGATCGAAACCGGCGACCCGGAGTTGCAAGCCAAGTACGACGAATTGCTCGCCGCGAACGAAGCCGGCTCGAAAATCGTTGCTAAAGCAAACGCGAAAATCGAGTCCCTCGAAAAGCAACTCGCCGGCGCAAAAGATGGTAAAGCACTCGTCGCAGCAAACGCGCGTATCGCCGAGTTGGAATCGGTTGTCGCAGCGTACGAAGCGGCCGGCGAGTAATACGCCATGACGATTACGGTCGCTCAATTTCGAGTCGATTTTCCCGAGTTTACGGACGCCACGAAGTACCCGGATACGATGGTTACTTTCTGGCTTACGCAAGCGGGAAAATTGTTGCGCGCGGAACGTTGGGCCGACGAGCTCGACCTCGGTACCGAGCTATTTGTCGCTCATCAACTCGTGATCGGCGCCCGTAATCAAAAGAGTGGCGGATCCGGAGCGGGAGCAAGTATCGCTCCCATTTCGTCCAAGACCGTGGACAAGGTAAGCGTTTCATACGATACCGGATCGGTCACGATGGTCGACGCCGGATTCTGGAACGCGACCAACTACGGGCAGCGTTTTTGGTGGTTGTTGCAAATGGCCGGGGCTGGCGCCGTACAGCTTTACTAATGGCAAAGTCCGGAGTTAAGGTCGTTCGAGACGACGTCGCAAAAATAATGAAGTCTCTCGATAGGCTTATGGGTTTGGACGTACTGGTCGGCATACCGTCGGATAAAGCGGCACGCGACGATGACGGGCCTTTGAATAACGCGCAAATCGGTTATATACAGACGTACGGGTCGACGATACAAGTACCGGAAAAAGAGGCGTCCGTAAATCGACGCAACGGCAAATTTTCCAAGGCGAAGAAAGCCACGAGTACGACGTCCCATACGGTACCGGCGCACGAAATCGTCATACCGCCCCGCCCGTTCCTCGAGCCTGGCGTAATCAACGCCGAGCCAAAGACGACGCCGCGATTAGAAAAGGCGATGCGAGCGGTATTACGGGGAGACGGTGCCGGCGCTGAAATTGAATTGAACAAAGCGGGCCTCGAGGCGGTTAGCTCCGTCCGAGCCGTGATTACCGGCGGCATTGCCCCGGAGTTATCAGAAAGTACGAAACGCCGCCGCCGGGCGAAAGGACGCACGGGAGAAACCCCGCTCCTCGATACGGGCGAATTGAACAACTCTATTAGTTACGTCGTGAGGAAAAAATGATTGACCTGGACGACGTTTTAGACTGTGAGGAGCTCGGCGCCACGACGTTACAATGCGTACGCGTTACCGAGACCGTCAACGACAAGGGCCGCGCGGTCAATACCGAGGCGACGACCGACTTTGGCGGCATCGTGACGCAGGACTCCGGCGCCATTCTTGACCGCTTCCCCGAGTACACGTACGTAAAAGGATCTATCCTCGTGACGACCGCGTTTCCGTTGCGCATGGACGGCGCCACGGTCGAGGCCGATATCATCCTTTGGAACGGCAAACGGTACGCCGTAAACCAAATCGCCGACTACCTTATCCACGGCGTCAACTGGGCCGTATGCAATCCGGACGGGGTCGACAATGGCTAACACTTCGGCAAGCGGCGGCTATCTAACCCCGACCTCGGCGCCACTCGTCGAGGACGACGCGCTCGACGACATTTTCTCCGGAGCGATCGCAGGTATTACCGGTCTCGCCGGCGAACTCGTGCGCCCGAAATGGCAAAAGAAACCGCCTAAACGCCCCGCCTCTACCGTCAATTGGTGCGCCTTTGGTGTAACCGAGGACAACGCCGACGCCGGCCCGGTTATCGCGCACGATCCGGACGCCGACGAGGGGCTCGGACAAGACACGTATACACGCCATAAAGACATAACCGTGATCGCCTCGTTTTACGGGCCGGCCGCGAAAGGCGTTGCGCAATTGCTCGAGGATGGTATTGCCATACCGCAAAATCTTGAAGAACTGCAATTAAATTCCATTTGTTTTATTTCCGCAGGTACAATTCGGGCAGTACCCGAAAGCGTCAATATGCAATGGCTTGACCGCTACGACTTGTTGTTGTATTTCCGTCGCGCGGTAACAAGGACTTACGCAGTACAAAACATTCTTACCGCCGGCGTCGAGTTAAACGCGGACGGGTACATTACCGAAATTATCGTAGAGCCGTAAAAAGCAAAAGGGGAACCGCAATGTCTCAACTTTCCGTATCGCGCCTCGTCAAGGTTAACGTTATCTTAGCGGCACTGGCCGCCCAGGCGCAAAACCTTTCGACCATTCTACTATTGTCCTCGAGTAACGTTATCGACGTAATCGAGCGCCTCCGCTCGTATACTTCGCTCGTTACGATCGCGGACGACTTCGGCTCGTCCTCGGACGTATACAAAGCCGCGCAAAAAGCATTCGCGCAACAACCGCAAGCCTCCGAATTCAAAGTCGGCCGGTGGGCTAAAACCGCAACCGCTGGCCGATTGGTCGGCGCGCCGCTCTTGGTCGCAAATCAAAGTATTGCCCCGTGGGCGGCGATTACGACCGGTTCGCTTAAAATCGGCATCGACGCGATCGCCCCGATTGACGTTACCGGCATGACCTTTGCCGCGCAAACGAATTTAAACGGCGTCGCAAGCATTATGCAAACCGCCATCCGTGCGGCTAACGCAGCGTTTACAGCGATGACCGTCAAATACAACGCGATTTACACTCGTTTCGAGTTCGACTCCGGCACGACCGGCGCGGCGTCTAAGGTGACGTTCGCATTAGCCGCGGCAACCGGCGTCGATATCTCGAGCATGGCCGGCTTACGTTCAACCAATAGTGGCGCGTATGTCGCCGACGGCATCGTCGCAGAAACCGCCCTTGACGCGGCGGTATTGTTCGACGGTCAATTCGGCCGCACCTGGTACGGCATGAATATCCCGGAAGCCGACGACGACGAAAATGTCGACGTTGCGGGTTTCCTAGAAGCGACCAACAACAAGCACATGTACGGCATTAACACGCAGGACGGCGGCGTATTGTCAACCGTGGTTACCGACGATATCGCCTCCCGTATCGAGGCATTGTCGTATAGCAAAACCATGACGCAATACTCGAGCCAAGACGCGCACGCGGTAATCTCGCTCATGGCGAAAGCGTTCTCGACCAACTGGAACGGCAACAACACGGCAATTACCTTGATGTACAAAGGCGAGCCGAGCGTTATTGCGGAATCAATCGGCGAGACCCAGGCGCAAGCGTTGGCGGCGAAAAATTGTAACGTCTTTGTCAATTACGACAACGACACGGCAATTATCCAAAACGGCGTAGTCGGCTCGGGCGATTTTATCGACACGATTACCGGCGCCGATGCGATCGCGGTCGACCTGCAAAACGAACTGTTTAACCTGCTGTACACCTCGCCGACCAAAATTCCGCAAACTGACGCCGGTACAAACATGTCGGTTACGACTTGCGAGCGCGTTTGCTACAAGTATGTAACGAACGGCTATGCGGCTCCGGGCGTATGGGACCAAAACGGATTCGGCAATCTGTCCGAGGGAGACTTTTTGGAGAAAGGCTTTTACGTCTATGCTCCGCCGGTCGCGTCTCAATCGAAACCGGATCGCCAAGCGCGTAAGTCGGTACCGATTCAGGTTGCGCTCAAATGCGCGGGCGCTGTTCACTCGTTCGACTTGCAACTCAATATCTCGCGTTAAGGGAGCGCCTAGACCATGAAAACATACGCTTTTATGAATACTCAATGCTCGATGGTTGGGCCGGGTTGCATGTTGAACCTCGGTTACGGCGCGGGCATTGCCGAGGAAGGTATCTCGATCGAACCGGCCGGCGATTTGTCCGGCATGACGATTGGCGCCGACGGCCAAGGGCATCACAATTTGTACTCCGACCGTAGCTCGAACATTACTGTACGCGTGCTCAAGACGTCGCCGCTTAACGGTTTGCTCGCTGCCGTACTGGCGTTCCAACGCTCGAGCGCGGCCAACTTCGGGCAAAACACAATCACGACTGTAAATACCGCCTTGAACGATACGATTACGGCGCAACAAGTCGCGTTTGCAAAAATCCCGATGATCGAATACGCCAAAGACGGCCGCTTTAACGAGTGGCGTTTTAACGCAATCGATACAGACTTCGGACTCGGCAAATAATGGCGGCCGTACTCGTTAAAGAGTTGGAACTCGGCGGCCATAACTACCAAATCGCCAAGCTCGACGTTATGCGGCAATTGCATGTCGCGCGACGTTTGGCGCCGGCGGTATGGGCGTTGGCTCGCTCCGGCGGCGCTGTCTTGAAAGAGGCGTTACCCGAGGGCGTCCCTATGACGATGGAAAACATTGTCAAGGGTCTGAAATCGCTCGAGGACGGCGCGCTTATGGGCGCGGTTATCCAAGCCGCCGGCCCCTTGGTCGACGTCTTTGCGCACATGTCCAACGCCGACAGCGAGTACATTATTAACGAGTGTTTGTCCGTGTGTTCTCGCGAGGTCGACAATAACGGCGGCTGGCAAGCGGCATACGTCGAGGGAAGCGGCTTTTTGTTCCACGACATGCAATTGCCGGAAATGATGCAACTCGTACTCGCGGCCATCGGCCACAATCTTGGAAATTTTACGCACGCCCTCGCAACCCCGAACTAGGTAATAGGACGGGAAGCGCCGGACCTGATTTGGCCGTAATGGCCGACGGCGAGGGTTGGATAATGCGGCCAGTATTGCGCGGATTGTGTTCATACGAAAGCCTCAAAGATTGCACGGTCGACTTGTGCGACATGATGCGAATGAACGAAGCGATCGACGTCGAGGACGAAAATAAACGACGTATAGCCGAATGGGCGGGGAAATAAAATGGCTGGCGATACCGACGTAATTAAACAGTTTTTAGTTAGCCTCGGTTTCCAAATAGACCAAGCCGGCTTACGTAATTTCCTTGGCGGAATTAAAGAGTCGGACAAGACGGCCAAAGCACTAGGCCGGACTATTGTTGGCGTCGCTGTTGCGGCCGAGGCGATGGTAATACAGTTTTCGTCCTCAATGGAAAAACTGTATTACTCGTCTAAGCGCACAAACTCCTCGGTACAAAATCTCCAAGCCCTCGAGTTTGGCTCGCGTCAAATCGGCCTCGCCGCCGGCCAAGCGCGCGAAGCCCTCGAGAGCATGACAGCGGCGGCCCGTACAAACCCGGGTCTCCGCGGTTTGATGGACGGCTTACTCGGTAAGAGTACCGCCGGTCTGGACCAAGCCGAGGTAATGCTCGAGCTCGTACAAAAACTCTCCTCAATGCCGCATTTCATCGGGTCGCAATACGCGTCGATGTTCGGTATCGACGAAAAAACGTTCTTGATGCTCAAGGACGGCATGCCGGAGTTGCTCAAGTATGAGCGGGAACGCCAAGAATTAAACAAACGCGCCGGCATTGACGCGCAAGCGGCCGCCGAGGCGGGCAAAGAGTACGCCAACTCACTACGCGACATTTCCGAACGCGCGGGCGTCCTACGTGATCGCCTGGCGATAGAACTTTTGCCGACCTTTCGCGAATTTAACGAGATTGCCGTAACGACTCTCGACTACTGGGCGAAATTCAACCTTGACGAGCACCCGAACGTAAAAGCGATCGCGGACAGTTCGTCCGAGGCGCAAGCGGAAATCGCCAAGGGGAATTACTGGAAAGGATTTACAACGCCTTTCCGTCAAGGTTTCGAGGCTATTAACGAGTGGCGCGACTCGTACCGCCCCGGCGGTTCCCGTTCCGCAAACCCGACTCCGGCCGCTCCGGTACCGGTCACGGTTGCGCCGACCCCAGGCGCCCCGACAACGACCGCCCCGCCCCCAAAAGGCGGACGGTTGCCGCTCGGCCTACGTCAAAACAACCCGGGCAATTTACGGTCATGGGGTAGCGCGCCGGTACAAAACGGCTTTGCCTCGTTCAACTCGCCGGGCGAGGGTTTGGGCGCGATGGCCGGCAATATCCTTGCGTATTACAACAAGTACGGTTTAAACACGGTGCGGTCGATTGTGGCGCGTTGGGCGCCCTCTAACGAGAACAATACCGGCGCGTACGTCGACGCCATATCCAAACGGCTAGGCGTGGGCGAAAACGACAAACTCGACCTCAAAGACCCGGCCGTCCTTTCGCGCATGATGGGCGCCATGATCCAACACGAGCAAGGGTACAACCCGTACGGCGCCGCCGAGCTTACCGCGGCCGCGCAAAGTCGATTAGGCGGTACCGCCGCCGGCGCCGGAAAGCAAGTCGTCATTAACCAAAAAACGGACATACACGTCAATGGCGGCGACAGCCCGCAAGCAACCGGCCGCGCTGTTGGCATGGTTCAAGATGAAACAAACGGCACTATGGTACGCAACATGCAAGGGGCGATACGATGAGTTTTACCGGCTACGCACTCCCCGCCCTTACCATTGGTCTAGGCGCTTTCCGGATCCGTCCGCAACGGGGGTTTTTCCCCGGACCGAACGCGGCCGGCGTTACGCCGTCGCCCTTTGTGCCGCATGCGACAATCGAGGAGTTACACCGCGACGACTTGGAAATTACCGAGCACCCGGTCGAACTGGGCGCGCCTATCGCGGACCATGCTTTCGTACGCCCGTCCGAGGTAATTATCCGTTGCTCGTGGTCGAATAGCCCGCCGGGTTCGCCTGGCTTGCTCGGCGCGGCCGTCGGCGTTGCCGGAGTGTTCGCTCCCGTCGTAGCGGCTGGCGTTGCGATCGCCCAAACGATACCCGCCGCTCAATCGATGTTAAGCGGTAACGCCCCGCAACAAGCGCGCGATACGTACGACAAATTGCTCGCGTTGCAAGCGTCCCGCGTGCCGTTCGACGTCTATACCGGAAAACGCGTGTACCGCAATATGCTTTTCCGTTCGCTCGGTTGCACCACGGATCGAGAAACCGAAAACGTGCTCTCGATTACGGCGGTATGCAAGCAAGTAATTATCGTCCGGACGACAACCGTACAAGTGCCGGTAAATACCGCGGCGCAAGGGCAACCGGAAAAAACGTCGCCGGTTGTCAACGCTGGACAAAAGCAACTTAAAAGCGCCCCGCTTGGTTTGGGGTCTGGATTCTACGGGGTATTGTAATGGCGAATTTTTTCGAGATACCGACCACGCCAAACCCGCAAACGTTTTCCATTACGTTAAGCGGGGTGCAATATCGCCTTACGCTCAAGTGGAACGTAACGGCACAAATTTGGGTTTTGGATATTGCCGATATCGATAACAACTTGCTCGTCGCGGGAATCTGCGTCGTAACCGGTACCGACTTGCTCGAGCCGTTCGGGTACCTGAATTTCAACGGGCAAATATTCGCTTCGACCGATACCGACCCGGCCTCCCCGCCCAATTTCGAGAACCTCGGCACGACCGGTCATATTTACTGGGTTACCCCGTGATCGATGAAAAACAATTCATTCGCAAGGCGACGCTAATCGTAGCGGCCGGAGAGGACGGTCTCGACCTTTCGGAGTTGCGGATCCGGTTCAAAGTAACCAACTCGGACAACGAGAGCCCGAATACCGCGGTTTTCCGTATTTACAATTTGTCGCCGGATACCGTACGCAAAATTACGGGGCGTACGCCGGTCGAATTTACTCGAGTTATTTTCCAAGCCGGGTACGAAAACGCGTATTTCGGCATTCTGTTTGACGGCACGATTAAACAGTTTCGCGAGGGCAAAGAAAACGCGACGGACACGTACCTCGACATTTTGGCCGCGGCAAACGATATCGAATACAACTTCGGGATTTGCGGCGCCACGGTTGCGGCCGGGTCGACCTCGGCGGAGCGCGGGAGCCTGATTGCTAAACAAATGGGGCTCGAGCTCGGCCAAGTGCCGGCGTTCTCAACCGGCGGCGTTTTGCCACGGGGTAAAGTCCTTTGGGGCATGGGGCGTGCTCTCATGCGTTGCGAGGCCGATAGCGCCGGCGCCACGTGGTCAATACAAGACGGTAAGGTACAAGTCGTGCCGCTGGCCGGGTACCTGCCTGGCGAGGCCGTGGTACTCAACGCCCTAACCGGCCTTATTGGCATCCCGGAACAGACCGAGCAAGGCGTCGTCGCCCGTTGCCTTATCAATCCGAAACTGCGAATCGGCGGCTTGGTACAGATCAATAACGACATTATCAACCAAACGTCGCAAGCCGATTTACGCGCGTCGGGATTTCCGGAGAGAAACTTACCCGAGGGGCAATTGCCGTACGACCGTTACGCCGGCGTGCAACTATTCGCCAACATTGCCGCGGACGGATTTTATAGACTTTACGTAGTGGAATTTATAGGCGATACTCGCGGGCAAGATTGGTACGCGGACATTATCGGTCTCGCCGTCGACAGATCATCCAACAAGGTACTAGCGCAATAATGGACCGCACCGAACGCCTCAACGACCCGCAAGTCGCCTTACGCGCCGCCTTAACTGGCTGGCAAGCGGGCGTCTTTACGGCGTTGCCGGCGATCATCGAGAGTTTCGACGCGGCCAAACAAACATGTACCGCGACTTGCACCGTGCAAGCGCAAGTAACCGACAAAGCCGGCGCGAAATCGTGGGTAACGTTGCCAAAACTGGTCGACGTCCCCGTGCATTTTCCGAGCGGCGGCGGCTATACAATGACGTTCCCAGTATCCCAAGGCGACGAAGCCTTGATCGTGTTTTCCTCGCGTTGCATCGATAATTGGTGGCTCGCCGGCGGCATTCGATCGCAAGCCGATTTACGCATGCACGACTTATCGGACGGCTTCGCGTTTGTCGGGATTCGGTCACAAGTTCGGCTCTTGGCCGGCGGCGTCAAAGCCTCCGCGCAATTTCGTTCGGACGACGGCCTAACGTACGTCGAACTCGCCGCGGGTTCCCTCGTGAATATTAAGGCGCCGGGCGGCATCGACTTAAACGGCGTAAAAATTGACGCGGCCGGAAACGTAACCGGCCCGCTTGGCTCGACAATCAAAGCGCCGATAGTTTGGGGTTCGACCGACGTACTATTCGGGCCGACGAGCAAGCCCTCGACGACGCACCAACACTCGGACGTTACGAACGGCCCCGACAATTCAGGCGGTCCGGTATGAGATATCGAAAAGAAAGCCCGACCGGCGATTATCAATTCGGGTTGAGCGACGCGCAATTTTTAGTCGACTCCCCGGAGACTGTGGCGCAAGCTGCAAAAACGCGGCTCGAGTTGCGTACGGGAGATTGGTACCTCGACTTGACCGAGGGGACGCCTTACAAAGAAAAAATTCTCGGCGAGAATACCGACACGACGTACGACCAGGCCGTGCAAGAACGCATACTCGGAACGCAAGGCGTTACGGGAATTACTCAATACGCAAGTTACCGCGACCAAGCCCGTAAATTAACGATTGGCGCGAATATTACAACCCTTTACGGGGACGGAGAGGTCACGACATGAGCACCGGGGTAACCGCCGTAATCACTGAAGCCGGTATTTCAGCGCCGCCATTTGCAACCGTGCTCGACACTTTGCAAAACAACGTACGCGCGATCTACGGGAGCGACATTTACATCGAGCCGGACAGCAAAGACGGGCAATTGATCGTCTTGTTTGCGCAAGCCGTCAGCGATTGCAACGACGTAGCGATCGCGATAAAAGGGCAATTCGCCCCGGGCTCGGCAATCGGTACCGGCCTCTCGTCCGTCGTCAAGGTCAACGGTATAGAACGCCTCGAGGCATCGTACTCGAGCGCGCCCGGATCCGTTATCGGCCAAGCCGGTACCGTCATTACAAACGGCGCGGTTAAAGATACGAATAGTCGTTTATGGAACTTGCCGCCAACCGTGACCATTCCGCCGGGCGGCGAGATTTTCGTTACCGTAACCGCGCAAGAGTTGGGCGACATTGCCGCGCCGGCCGGATCGATTAACGCTATCGCAACGCCCGCTCTCGGCTGGCAATCTTTTACCTCGACCGCGGATGCGACGCCGGGCGCCCCTGTTGAGCGCGACCCGGTATTGCGCCAACGCCAAAGCGTTTCCACGTCATTGCCGGCGCTTACCGTCTTGGGCGCCCTCGAGGGTGCGTTGCTGAATTTGCCAGGCGTACAACGCGTCCGCATTTACGACAACGATACCAAGGTTACCGACTCGAACGGCATACCCGCAAATTGCGAATGCGTCGTTATCGAAGGCGGCGACCTCGAGCAAATCGCGCGTACTATCGGCCAAAAGAAAACGCCGGGCGGCAATACTTACGGTTCAACGTCGCAAGTTTATGTCGACCCAAAAACCGGCATTACGTACGCGATACGTTTTTACCTCTTGGCGCTGACGACTTTAAAAGTACGGATTATTGGCACCGCGTTACCCGGCTACATTACGGCAATCGGTACCGAAATTAAAGAGTCGATGGTCGCGTACCTGGAGTCGCATATCATCGGCGAGGACGTCGAGTATACGGGCTTATGGGCGCCGGCGTACCTCGACCTCCCCGCCCGTTTGCAACCGTACCGCGTCAACACTTTGGAAGTTTCGACCGACGGCGGCGCGACTTGGAACACGTTAGACGTCGCGATCGATTTTAATAAGGTCGTCAATTGCACGCTTGTCGATGTTACGGTCACAATCACATGACGCCGCGCGTAATCGAGGAGTATCTCTCGCTGCTGCCGTCCCGGAGTCGGTCGCAACCGGATTTTGTCGCGTTCGTTACGGCGATGCTCGAGCCTTTCGTCGAAATTCAAAATTGCATGCTCGGCATGCCGGACGACTTCGACCTCGACAACGCGGTCGGCGTACAGCTCGACGAGGTCGGGCAACGCGTGGGCGTCTCGCGCAAATTGCCGGTACCGATTACCGGCGTTTATTTCGAGTTCGATAGCGCGACGGTCGGTCTCGATCAAGGCGTTTGGATGGGGCCGTTCGACCCAGTTTCCGGCCTAACGAATCTCGACGACGAAACGTACCGGTTGGTTATTCGCGTCAAAATTCTGGCGAATACTTGGGACGGCACGCTCGAGGACGCGCAAACAATTCTCGCCACGTTGCAAGGCGCCGGGACGTACATTTTCGTTCAAGACAATTTCGACATGACGATGACGGTCGGAGTCGGCGGCGTATTGCCGAGCGTTTTATTTACGGCAATCCTCCGGCAAATCGTCGGGTACGTGAAACCTAAGACCGTCGGTATTGATTTGATTGTTGCGACGAGTACCGACGGAGCCCCGATTTTCGGGTTTGATATCGGCAATGGCTATATGTCCGGCCTTGACGTTGGCGCGTGGGCCGTGGAATACTGAAGCACTTACAAAGGGGCAACAAATGGCAATTAACGATTTTAAGGCGCTCGCAATTGGCGGTGGCGCGAATGTTATTACGCAAGCGGAATTCGAGGCGTTGGTAACTCTGATCGCAAATGGGTTCACCTCGGGCGTCGTGCCGTCAAACGTGTGGAATAAAGTTGCGCGGCAATCGTCCGTCGTGGCTAGCGCGGTCGCACAATATATCGCGGATAGCGGCCTGGACGCCTTGGACGACGGGAGCGCCGCAACCCTGCTCGCCAATTTAAAAACCGCGATAAGTTTACAAATCGACGGGCGGTTTTCTGGAAAAGACCCTAAAGACTCCGTACGCATGGCCTCGACCGCGAATATCGCGTCGCTTTCGGGTCTGTCTGCAATCGACGGGGTTACCCCCGTGGCGGGCGACCGTATTTTGCTTAAAAACCAAACGACGGGGTCGCAAAACGGCATTTACGTAGCGGCCGCCGGAGCTTGGGCGCGCTCCGCGGATGCCTCGACCGGCACTCTTTCCGCGGGGGCGACAGTACCCGTCACCGAGGGCTCGGCCAACGGGGATACCTTGTGGCTACTAACCACGAATGACCCCATTGTCGTGGGTACGACTTCTCTTGTTTTTGTATCCTTGGGGGGGATATCCCAAGCGACCGCCGACACTTTGTACGCGCCTATTTCACAAAAAAGCGTCGATGTGCGGCAAACGGTCCTCTCGGGGCCGACAGACACGAGCGGAAACCCGGCTTTCGGCGGAGCGCCCGGGAGCACGACGGTTACTGCCAGCGGTACCCTCGTGGTCACGGCGGCAAATGGGTATGCTTCGCCCAGTGGCGCACGCGATCGAGTATCGAGCATAATTAACCCCTCATGGACCGGGCTGTCGAACAACGGGCGGATGCCTCTTTACTTAGATCTTGCGGCGGACGGAACGTGTACGACTGCGACGGCAAACTTAATGCCGGTTTACCGGCTTGCCGGAGCGGACGTCGTCACTAACGGGCAATTCACTTTCAACGTTTCGGAAATGTCGGGCAAAGTTGGGAACGGGTCCGCGGCGGCACAGATTTATCGAGTCTGCGTGGGCGAGGTCACCGTTTCCGGCGGGGTTGTCACCGCTATTAAATGGTACGCCCTAAAAGGCCGGTACCATAGCGGGAGGTTCGCGGTCGCGGCGCTCAATTCCTATCCGAAAGACCACGTTATCGGAACTAACCCGGACTTTTTTAACGTTAAATGTCTGGGGGCGGGAACCGTAGGCGGGCCTTTGGGAGAGTTTTTAAGAGGTCAGTATTTTAACGGGAGTACCAACTCTTCAAACTGGGGGGCGGCGCACGGCTTTACCGAGCTAACGTCTTTTTTCTCAATGGGAGCTTTCCCCTATATTGTAAACGGAACCATCACGCAGCCCGTCGCCGTCGAAGCTACGGTTTCCATCGACCGAGGGTGGTAACGCAACAACGAAACCCGCTCCGGCGGGTTTTATTTTGCCTATGTAAAACATTTCCGAGCGGTTATAATGCGGCCATGATTACCGCCGACCAACTCCGTACGATCATGCCGAACGCCGGCAAGAAAGCCGATTTACACGCGGGCTTTCTATCGGCGGCGGCGGTTCGGTTTGGCATCGATACGCGGTTACGGCTTGCGGCCTGGCTGGCGAACATCGCCGAGGAAACGGACGAGCTCCGCACTTTGGTCGAATCGTTCAATTACAAAAAGCCCGAGCGGCTATTGCTTATTTTTCCCCGAGACTTTAAAGACCTGGCCGACGCGAAAGCAGTACACGCGCGAGGGCATGCCGCGATTGCCAACCGCGTGTACGCCAACCAAAACGGCAACGGGGACGAGGCGAGCGGCGACGGTTGGAAATACCGCGGGCGCTCCGATATCCAAACGACCGGCAAACGCAATTACGTTGCGGTAATGCTGGCGCTCGACCTGGACCTCCTCGAGCATCCGGAACTATTGGAACAACCGGAGCACGCGGCCAACGCGGCCGGGTTTTACTGGAATACGCACCAAATAAACAAACACGCGGATCGAGGCGATATCGTCGCGGCGCGTAAAGCGGTCAACGGCGGCAAAATCGGCCTTGCTGAAGTACAAGAATATTACCGCCGAGGTCTCGAGGCGTTCACAGTTAAGGGGGCGTAATGGCACCGCAATTAAATTCGACAGCGACGGACGCCGCGCTCACGGCGGCGGGCATGATGACGATAACCGGCGGTATTCTCGGCATGCAATTCGACGCGCTCGTAATGGGGTTCCTCGGCGGCCTGATCGCCCTCTCGTTCCAAGAGCGCCAACAAGGTTACTTACGCATGCTTTCATCCGTGTTTAGCGCGTCGATTCTGGCCGGATTTGGGGCGCCTATATGCGTGGCGATCGTCTTGCATTGGGTATCGTTTTTATCTACGGTTCAAGCCGACGCGTTACGTAGCGCATGTGCCGGCGGTATCGGCTTGGTAGCGCAATACGTTGTCCCTGCTATACTGGAAAGATTAAAAAACTTTGTCGCGACCTTTCGCGCCGGGAGTCAATAATATGACAATCGCAACTATGGTCGTTACCTTACTTTCCGCCGTTATTATTTTGGCGTACTGTTTAAGCGTAGTTAACAGCATGAGCGGAGAGACCAGCCATTACATACGGTTCGCGTTTATCCTGCTTTGCGTTGCCGAGTTTGCGTTGCTTGCCGGCGCTGTTTTTGGACAGCAAATATCTAGCCGGTTCGAACTAATGGTACTTAATTTCGCTATTTTGCTTTTTGCCGCATTCGACCATCGGCACCGCCGCACCTGGTACCGCTCAAAATGATTATTCCAACTTGGGCGAAATGGCTTATCGCCGCGGCTCTCGTTGCCGCGTCTATCGTCGCGTACAAATCTTGGGAAGCGCATGTTTATAATCAAGGTTGGGACGCGTACAAAGCTGTTTCCGAAGCCAACAAACTAGCCGCCTCGAATGCCGCGCTAAACAAATTCAACGCGGCCGCCAAGGATGCGAAAGACCGAGAGGACGCGTTACGCGCGAGCCTCGCAACGAGCGATACAAAACGATTTGAGGACGGGGCTAAAAATGAAAAACTTATTGAGTATTGGCGCGCTCGTGCTCGTGCTGGCGATAGCGGGTTGCGCGTCGCCGTCGTCCCAAACTCACTACCTGGATGCGCCGAGAGCAACGGTACCGGAATTGCCGCCGGACCTCCGGGAGAAGCAAACGCCGTCGTTATGCCTCGAGTTGCTGAATCTGTTTTCAGCATCGCCGGACGTATCGCAGCAAATATGCGGCGGTATAACGACCTCGTCGACCGTTACGACGAAGTGGTCGCCGCGTGTAACGCCCCTAGCGTTTCGAGTAATACTCCCGCGCCCACTCCATAGCGTCCGCCGGGTTTCCGAGCTCGCCAGTTACCCGGCGGCGTAAATTTATAGCGGCGCACTCTCGTAACGTTATCTCGATCGCCCCGAATTTTACGGCGGCGTCTCGCATTGACAAGCAAATATCGTAATGGCTTCCGCTCGTTTTCTCGGCGGTTTGGTGCCAGCGACGAGATACTCCAATTGCCGCGGCCATCGCGTGCAACTCCTCGTCGGTATCGGCGACCATGTGGCACATAATCATGCGGCGGTATGGCGCCCGCATGTCGTCGACGTATACCATTACCCCAAACCCTTGACGAAATGCGCGTACGCGAGTTGCATGCCGGCGACGGCGTCTCGCCCCTTGCGGTACTCGCGCAACATTTCCCGCGCCAAGTCTGCCGGCAATTCCGTGTAAATCCGGGCGGTAAGCATGAGCGGTACCGGCGCCGTTTCCATACGTGTGACGGCTCGAGTAACCGCACGTTCGGGAATTGCCCGGCGATCGATCTTGCGGCCACACTTCGGCGGCTCCGGGTCGGCCACGTCCCAAGCCAGGCCGCACCGCCCGCATTGCATCTGATCGTTACAACGTTGCGCCTCGCATGCCATGGCTAGTCCTTTCCGTGCGCTGCTGCCAGCGCGTCACGCATTGCATTGAATCGGTCGACCGTAGTTGGATGCTTGCCGGCCGCCGCGATCGTTTCGTCGAATGTCATTAAGGCGAGCGCCACGGCCTCGGGTTTCGGTTTGTATCGCTGTTGCTCGCGCACCCAAGGCGTAACGACTTTCTCGCCATCGATGTAACCGACCGATACACCGCGCATTGTGCCGCCGCTCTTTATCGCCTCGATTTGGGCCGGATCCGTGATACGGAACCCGCGCGGCTGGCCGTCGACAATCTCGGTACAAATGTCAATATGCCGGGTCGACTCGTGGGCGCGCGCCGTTGCCGCGTCGACGAATACGTACGGGTCAATTGCCGCCAAAGAGCAACCGAAACCAAAGCCGGGAATTACTCGAGCGGGCGCACCCTTGCGCAGAAAATCCGGGATGTTATCGTCGTCCATTACCAACCCGCCCGGACTCGTTTAGCGACCCACTTGCCCGACGCCTTGCGAACGCCGCAACGTTGCGCGCGGCTCGGTACCTCAAATACGCCGATTTGCTGACGCGTGGGCGTAGGGTTCGGCACGAGAAACAATCCGACGCCGTCCTCGACCACGAGGCGAAACGAGAGCCCTTGGCGGGTTCCCAAGTTCGATAAATAGTTAAACAGTTTTCGTAGCATATTTGCCTCCGGGTTTGAATTCATCGACTAAGCCCTCAATATGGGCGCGGTACCAAGCGGAGCGACTTATCGTACTTTGCGCCACGCCGGTAAGTTTTGCGGCCTCGTACGCCGTTTTTCTGTCATTGACGATTAAGGCTTGCGCCCGTTCCATCGGCGACGAGCCCGAGCCGTCCGGTACCACTTGCGCGGCTTGGAAGTCGAGATACCATTTTGAGCGAGTGATCGCCGACACGGTCAAGCCACAATCTTTGGCCGCTCGGTACGGGGTCGCCCCGCGCGTAATCAATTCCCGCGCTTGCAACATTGCCTCGGAGGTTTTAGCGCCCATATTAGCCCCCTGCCGTACGGAATTTGCAACGGCTATCGATGCGTGCGGCACCGCGAACAAAGCGACGTTTCCCAACGCCACGCCAAGTCCCGTTATCAAAAATAAGGTTGCGCAGCTTGGCGAGATAGTAGCCCTCGCGTTTGTTGCGGCTCATGGCGGACGATACCAAGTACCCGCGTTTTTTGGAAATTTTGATCGTTTTCAATTTGAACCCTCGTTAAGTCAGTTCGTAGAATAGTCGCATTATTCTACCCTTGCAAGCGTTATTTATTCTTTTCGATATCTTTCGCCACGCCATCCGCCGGCCGCCTTAATCGGCCACTTCGCCGCCCACGGTGGCATGGTCGCCATAATTGCCTCGAGTTCCTCGATAGAGCCCCAACCTTTCGGCACCTCGGCGATAATCTCGTCGTACACGTGCAATACGACGCCGTAACCGGCTTTCTCGAGATTGACGATTGCATGCCGCAAGATATCTCGCGCGACGGCCTGGACGATGTTCTCGGTAAGGCGTCCGCCCCATGTGTCCAACCGTACCCAACCCGGCGGGCCGTTTTTCGGGTTTGTGTTCCAACCCTCATACGATATCGATAACCCGCCGCGTTCCGTGTTGGGGCGCAAGCGCGGTTTGTGATACGTAAGGTGACGCCCCGACAGCAATTTAAGGTAAAGGACGTCGCCCCGATATGTAAAGTCGAAGCCGCGAAACGTAAAGGTCGTACCGGGCGACAGAATGGCCGATATGAACATGCCCTCGACGCCGTACATTTGCGGCACCCAACCCGCCGGCGTCTTGCGACGTTGACCGCCCCAAAAATCGACGATCATAGGCGACGCCTCGCGCCAAGCGAGAATAGCTTTTTTCATTTCGTCGTCGGTAAAGAACTCGTCGGCGCCAAATGCTTTCCAGGCGCCTATCCAACCTTGGTACCCGGACGCGAGCTCCGACACTTTGCCGACCTTTTTACGCATAGGATGATGCAACCCAGTAGGCTTGGCCGGCTTGCGTCGGTACCAGTCAGGCGCCGCGAGTTCCTCGTCCGTGTAACCGGCGATTTTCATAAACTCGTTAAACGGAATACCCGTGATTGCCGCGGCGCCCGCTTCGTAGATTTTGCCGTGGGTTTGGAATACGTCGAGCCGCCATTGTTCGCCGGCGACCTCGGCCAATACGACGGCCTCAATCGACGAGTAATCCGAGCTTACGAGGTCGTGACCTTTGCCCGCGATGAAAAGGCCGCGCAAACAGCCGGAAACGGCCGCCATTGCGTCGCCGTAATAGAACTCGACCAAGTCCAAGGATTGCGACGCGATGACGAGGAGCGCGTCGACAACGGCTCGCGCGTTCCATTCAATTGTTTTCTTGCCCGGTACTTGCGGCATTGCGCACCATGGACAAATTTTATGATGCTTGCCAATGTGGCGACCGCACGAGCATAATAAAACTTCAGGCCCAGAATTAGGCAAATTGGTTGGTTGCGGTCCGTTACCGGTCGCCCGACCCGTCCTCGCCGCATGATAGGAGAATAAATCGTGTAAACGCCCCGCCGTCGATGTTTGCATGCTCATTGCAAATACTTTTTTTACCGCCGCCGAGCCGACCGCTTGCCGTATCTCAAGCGCACGTCGCGCCCATCCCGGTAAGTCCGTACGCTTTAGCGCCTCCTCGATATGCTCCTCGTCGAGTGACGCGAAATGCAAGCCGTAACGGGAGAACCAAGTTTGTAGCTTGGCGAGTTCCGACGCGCGCGTAACTTCGCCGCTCGTCAAGGTTTGCAATTCGCCGTTGTACCGCGTGTGCGCTTGGCGAATAATGGCGATGCAATCTTTTACGCCTTGAACGTCGACGCCCACTCCGCGCCAGTTGATCGCCTGGTCCGCGATCCAAAATTCCAACTCCTCGCCCTCAAGATCCGGAATCATGCTCGACGCCTCGGCCTCGGCGATAATATCTATTTCGTTGTACCGGTAGAGGTGCGGGCCGTCGACGGCGTCCTCGTCCGGAGTAATCCGTTTGCGTTTATCTTTGGCGCTCGGGTTGCGCGGCATCGAGAATTTTTTTAATAGCCGGTCGCCCTCTTTGTCTTTTTGGTTGACTATGCGGAGCACTTCGCCCGCTTTCGCCAGTGCGCCGGGCAACGCGTGGGCGCGACTTTTCGCCATTGCGCAACGGTATTGCCGATGCGGGATCGCCGGCCATCCGTATTTAGGTACGCAAACCTTTTCCCAAATCCAACGCTCGAACCCAACGTTCCACGCCTCGACAAGTCCGCCGTTTTTGATGTACGCGAAAAGGTCGACGGGCGGCAACATGCCGGGTTTCCAAAAGCGACGGCCGCGTCCGTCTTTCAAGTCGTAATAGAACGAAATTACCTCGGTCGACGGATGCTCCGCGTATACGGCGGCGCCGACCACGGTTAAGCCTTTTTTACTTTGCGGCGCGCCGTCGAGGCATTCCCATTTTTGTAAGCCGTCGTTCCAACAGAAACCGGCCTCGCTGTACGTCTCGAAATCCATGTCGGGTAAAACGGTCGACAAGCCCATGCCGGCGACGAGTTTCGTACCGGCGGGCAAATGCTCGAGGGCGGGAGGCGGCGGTACCATGTTCATACGTAGTGCGTTCCTTTAAGTAATGCCTGTTGCCGAGCTTGCCGCTTCAAGATTTAAGGCGTCGCGGTTTGTGCATGCCGGCCCCCGTGTCAAATCTATGCGGGCGAGAACCGGTTAGCAAGCTCGGCCTGTTTTATTTCGTACCAGGCGCGCACGAGTGGATTAGAAACCCCCGCGTTTTGTTGGCTCCTCTCCGCTAACTTGTGAGGGTTAGGCGTTCGGTCACACCGAAAGGAGCCAACAAAACGCCCCGCCGGAGCGGGACGCGCGTTACGTGTTACTTATGCCGCCATCATGCCATGCGCGACGAGTAGAGCGTCAGTCCAACCGCCGGCGATCATTGCGTCGTATGTCTGACCGTTTGCCGCCGGGAGCATTACGCGACCGGTTGGCGGAGGAGGTGGAGGCGGAGCAACGCCAGCCGGTACCGCCAGTAATGCCGGGTTAGGGGTAACGGGCAAGGGCGGCGGGGCAACAACAGTCGCGGCAGGGGGTGGAGGCGTCGGGACAGAACCAACCGGCAAAGGGGGCGGAACCGCCGCGACAGCAGGGGCCGCCATCATACCGTGCTGAATCAACAAAGCGTCGGTCCAACCGCCGGCGATCAACGCCGCGTACGTTTGACCTTGGGCGGCCGGGAGCATTACCGGACCGGGCGCAACGACAGCGCCGGGCGGCGGAGGTGGAGGCGGTACCGGTGCGCCAGTAGCAGGAACGCCCGGAGCCGGTGCGATCGCTTGACCAGTGTACGCAGTAGCGCCGGCAGGGAGTACCGCACCTTGACCGAATCCGGCCGCGGATACGTCAGGACCGAAAGCAATCTCCGGACCGACGCCAGCAAACGCGACCATATTGTGATTAACATAAATGCCCGGCGATTGGCTCGGCTTGTTATCGGTTACGTTGCCGAAAACTTGAACGTAGTAACCCGGTTTAACCGTGTCTTTTTCGAGCAATTGTTGCGTACCGTTGGCGTTGTACACGCGGGGCGCTTGACCGCTCGAGAACCATAAAACCCAATGGCCCGGGTATCCCTCTTGGTCGCAAGGCTTTTTAAGTTTCTTGTTTGGTACGGTCGAATCGCCGTCGGTAATTTTCCACGCGAAGTCCGGGCGTTGGGTTTCGCCGTTCGGGAAAGCCGCGTGTCCGAGCGCCCAAATTGGACCGCCCCAAGGCTCTTGCGACCAGTGCGTCGCGCCCGGCGTTTTCGGGAGAGCAACCGCAAAATCATAACTTACGCGGGGTTTGCCGGCGTTCGGGCCGGTTTTGACAACGAGCGGCGCGCCGTCGAAGTCGGTTGTTTTTGGGTCATACAACGAACCGCCGACCAAGCGGCCAACGGGAGTCGTAATTTGCAGGGGTTTATTTGCCATTTTGTGAGGCTCCGAAAAGTGTATAGGATGAAACGGAATTGATTATCTGCAATATTGACGTTACCGTCAATAACTATTTACTAGAAAAAACTTTCCTTGCTTGGGAGCCGTCGTCGGAAACCAACTCGAGCCCTTTTTTACGTTCGGAATACATAGCCACGACCTCGGCCGACATGCCCGCCGTTACCGCTTGTTTCGGGGTAATGGCGTCTTTCTTCGCAAGGTCAATACCGAACATCTGGCCGAGCGATATTACTTCCGGTACCGGCTTGTTCCAAACCTCCCGACCCTCGACGGGTGCGAGTGCGTGGAACGCGACCGGCTGGCCGAGTTGTAACGTAATTTTTGCTTGTTCTTTTAGGCCGGTAATACGACCCTCGAGACGTTTTGCGGCCGCCCGCAAGTAATGCAATTCGAGCCCCAGTGCCGCCGGCGTCATATCGACCGGTATAGACGAGGTCGAGATTTGCGCGGAGCGGTACGCGTCGCGTTGTAACGCCTCGCATACGTGGCGCGCCTTGCAATGGAAACACTCCGGGTTCGGCGTACACTTGGCGCCCGGTTGCATCGCCGCGTGTGCCGAATTGCTCAACTTGTTAAAGTACCCGCGCAAGTCGCTTGCCATGGCCGACCATGTGCGTACCGGGCCGTCTCGATGGTATGAGCGCGGTTGTACGATATGCATATTAACGGTTAGGCTTTGGTCGGCGATCCCGTCGATACCGAGTTTGTCGAGAATGCCGCACGTGTAATCGAGGATTTGCCAATTCTCGAAAATCTCGACAAACTCATGCCCGAATTTAAAATCGAATACGTCCAGGCAAGCGCCTTGCGGGTAGTAAAGCCAATTGTCCGGCGTACCCCAGTTCAACGGATGCACTCGGGGAATATCGACGCGCTCCTCGACGTGCAACCACTCTCGCGTAAGGCCGAGTTTGTGGAGGCGACGGTCGACGGCGTCGACGTACATTTCCGCGCCTTGGATCATTTCCTCCGACAATACGACGCCGTTTGGCGCGTACTGGCCGAGAGCGATCGGGCGCCCGTAAAACAACTCGCCGGCGCCCCAGTGCGTCGCGGTACCCTCGGCCGCTTCCGGCTTTTCTTCCGTCTCTGGGTACATGGCCTCGAGCAATACCGACCCGTGGCAAAGTACCCAACGCGACGCCGAGGACGGCGCTAGTACGGCATGCTCGCCGCTCATTACACGTAGCCCAATGCTTTAGCGACCACGGGTACCAAGTGCGGGAACGCCGCGAGCGTTGGTAAGCCTTGCAAGTTGTTCGCGGCCAATACCGTGCCGAGCGCCTCTTGCGTCAATTGACCGCTACCCAGTGCGCCGGTAATGCGTACGCACAATTGCGGGAAAGACATTGCGGGCGCTTCAGTCGGCGGAGGTGGAGGCGGTACCGCGCCGGTTGGCGGATTAGGGACAGCAGGGGGCGGCGGTACGGTTCCCGCATTCGGCGGAGGCGGAGGGGCCGCGACAGCCGGGGAAGCGGCAACGGGCGGGGCTACGTTTCCCAGTACGGCGCGCAATTCAGCGCGTACCGCGGTAAGGGTTTCGTCCGATACGCCGCGTTTTACTTTCCAGGTACCGACTTTAATTTTTGTACGTGTTTCGGCATGGATCCGAGCGTCCCAAGGGAAACCCTCGGTATCGAGGTCAAGTCCGGCAGCAGGGGCCGCCGCGCCCGAGGGTAACGACGTGGAGGTTACACTCGCCGGCGGGGCATTGTCGGTAGAAGATGCAACCGCCGCCGGCTGGCCGTTTCCCGCTAATTGCTCGAGCGTTGGACCCGCGGCGCCGTCGCCCGCCATCGCGTTAAGTTTCGCCGCGTCAGCATCGAGAGCCGCCGAACCGTGCGTACCGCCGGCGAACACTGTTGCCGGGTCCGCGCCCTCGGCGAACACTTCGGCCGGGTTTCCGCCCGTTGCGAATACTTGCGACGCCGGCGGCACTTCGATACCTTTTGCCGGGTTGTCGTCCGCGTGAATCGTAGGGGTTTGGGCCGTTACGGTTTTGGACAAGTTACCGACTTGGAATTTTTCGGTAATGATAGTCGCGCCGACTGGTTCGCCGGCCATCGTTGCAAGCATGGACGCAATCGCCAGCAATTCCGCTTTATTCGACGATTGCGGGTCGGTAATAATGATTTGTATAGACATACTTTTTCCTCGCGAGGGGTTGATTTAAGTCAATAAATTTATTGACGGGAGGCAATCGTATCGTTATATTGACGGCCTTGTCAACAAGAAACACGAAACTATTTTATGCCGCCTAAACTTCGCCCGTATCAAGCCGATTTAGACAGAGAGACGGACGCCGCATGGCGTAACGGAGCGGTCGACGTAGGGGTCAACAGCGCCACGGGGTCGGGTAAAACCGTCTTTTTCGCGCATAAAGTTCTCGAGCACCAAGGCGGCTCGATCGTGGTCGCTCACCGTCAAGAGCTCGTCTCTCAAATCTCTACGGCGTTGGCGCGTAATGAAGTCCGGCACCGTATCGTCGGCTCGAAAAGTGTTGCTCGGAATATTGTTTCGCTTCACATGGCCGAACTCGGGCGCTCGTACTATGACCAAAACGCACGGCACGCGGCCGCCGGCGTCGACACCCTAATCAGGATGGATCCGAACGCGCCGGAGAATCGCCAAACGTTCCAGCAAACAACGCTCTACGTACAAGACGAGGCGCACCACTTACTCCGGGAAAACAAATGGGGTATCGGGCGGGCGATGTTTCCGCACGCGAAAGGCTTACACGTGTCGGCAACCTGGCATCGCGCCGACGGTCAAGGATGCGGCCGTCATGCCGACGGCGTCGTCGATACGTTGGTTAACGCGCCGATGATGCGCGACCTTATCAACATGGGGTACTTGACCGATTACCGAATCTTTACGGTTAAAACGTCCGACCTCGATTTGTCGCATGTCGATATCTCCGGCGTTACTGGCGACCTCAACCTCGCCCAGTTACGCGACGCGACCAAAGCCTCGAAAATGCTCGTCGGCGACGTCGTCAAACATTACCTACAATTGGCGCCGGGAAAACTGGGCGTTACGTTTGCGGTCGACGTCGAGGAAGCAACAAAAATCGCGGTTGCATTTCGTGCCGCCGGCGTTCCGGCCGAGGTCGTCAGCGCCAAGACGCCCGACCATTTGCGCATGGAAATATTGCGCCGGTTTCGACGCCGTGAAATTTTGCAACTCGTCAACGTCGATCTATTCGGCGAGGGCTTCGACTTGCCGGCAATCGAGGTCGTATCGTTCGCGCGTGCTACGGAGTCGTGGTCGCTCTATTGCCAGCAATTCGGACGCGTGCTCCGCTTGATGCTCGACCCGTCGCTGTATGCGATTTGGGACGCGCTGACGAACGAACAACGCCTCGCATACATTGCGGCCAGCGACAAACCCGTCGGCATGATTATTGACCACGTGGGTAACGTTCTCCGCCACATGGGGCCGCCGGACAAGCGTACCGAATTCTCGCTCGATCGACGCGAGAAACGCGGCGGCTCGGTCTCCGACGCTATCCCGTACCGTACTTGTTTGCAACCGTCTTGCTTGTGGCCGTACGAGCGTACGCAAAAATGTTGCCCGTATTGCGGCACCTACCCCGAGCCGGCATCGCGGGCCGGCCCCGAGTTTGTCGACGGCGATTTAATGGAATTGACGCAAGAGGCGCTCGCCATCATGCGCGGCGAAATCGGACGCCTGGACGGCCCCGCCCCTTGGTTGCCGAATCAGGTTGCGCGATTCTCTGTTGCTAAACGGCACGACGAGCGCAAAGAGGCGCAAATGCAATTACGCAACGCGATATCGTGGTGGAGTGGGTTGCAAGATGCGCTCGGCCGTCCCGACCTGGGCGAGAAGTACCGCCGGTTTTATTTAACGTTCGGTATCGATACCGCAACGGCACAAGCATTAGGCGCTCCGGACGCCGAAAAACTCCGGAACAAAATTTGCGACCAGTTATTAAAATATGGCGTTGACGCAACCGTCAATTGCGCATTACCATGAATCAATTATTTTTCGGAGGTAACAAAAATGTTAATTGAAATGAACGACGCAGAGTTGCGCGAATCGCAGCGCCGCATACTGGCCGGCCAATTGGCTAACATCGCGGGTATCGCAAAAGATTACGGCTTTGTTGTCACGGTTGAGCAACGCCCGCTCGAGCCGTTGGCAATGGGTAACTACGAAACCGTTTTCTCGGTTCGCGACGACTTGCCGCACGTCAAGGAAAAGATGGAAGCGGAACGCCTGGCAAAATTGGCGGCGGCGGAGTGAAGTTACACACATGGGCCGCGCGCTGGCATATTCCGCTCGCTGCAATTGTCGAGTTGCAAAATATCTACGGCATGAACGGGACGGCGGACGATCGCGTCGGCAAGTCTGAAGCGTACGCGCAATCGGTTGTCGTGCTCGAGGGCGCGCGCAAGGGCGTTCGGCTATGGCGTAATAACGTTGGCGTGTTGAAAGACGACACGGGGCGCCCAGTGCGTTACGGCCTGGCGAATCGTAACTCGGACGAAAACGAGATTATCAAGTCCGGCGATTTAATCGGCATCCGTCCGATGCTTATTACGCCCGACCTCGTGGGCGCCACAATCGGCCAGTTTGTAAGCCGCGAGATAAAGGAGCCGGGTTGGCGTTACGCCGAGACCGAGCGAGAGGTCGCGCAATTGCGTTGGGCCGAAATGATTAGCGCACTCGGCGGCGACGCCGGATTCGCAACCGGAGAGGGTTCATTATGATTGCTAGCGACCCGAGCGACGTAGCTACGGAATTGGAAGAAAGAGAACGGGCCGCCCATATCGAGCGCGCCCGCCGTACCATCCCCGTACACGAGCAACCCTTGCTCGGTTGTTGGGATTGTAGCGGTATCGAACAAACGGCCGCGAAAAAGCATTGCGAACATTACGCCGCATGCTTGGCCGATTGGGACAAAGAAAAGCGTATGCAACGTATTATCGGAAAATCGGAATAAATCATGTCTTGGTTTCGTAATGTAGTTTTGTTTCGCCGCCGTCCCGGCCCTATGGATCCGGCCGCAATGGCTAAAAAGCTCGAGTCTTTCAAGTTCCAGCCGTGCGGGGATTTGGATATGGAAACGGCCGGTTTCGTGCCGGTCATGGACGGCGGAGACCTCGTTTTTAGCGTCGCCGGCGGACAATTGTTTCTGTCAATTTGTACCGAGCGTAAGCAATTGCCAAAGCAAGTAATTGACCGCAAGACGCGCGAACAATGCGACCGGCTCGAGGAGCAACAAGGTTTTAAGCCTGGGCGCAAACAGACCAAGGAAATACGCGAACTCGTGCTCGATGAACTGTTGCCGAAAGCCTTTACGACGCGCGCCGTTACCCGTGCGTGGATCGATACCAAAAACGGATGGTTTGCGGTCGACACGCCCACGCATAGCCGCGCAAGCGACTTTATTTTGCTACTGATGAAAGCCTTAGACGGGTTCGACGTCGAGGCCGTACGCACCAACCAAACCCCGCGGTTCAGTATGACGGAGTGGTTATCGCGTGACGAGGCGCCGCACGGTTTCACGGTCGACCAAGATACCGAGTTGCAATCGTCGCACGACGGCAAACCGACAGTACGCTACGTGCGCCACACGCTCGAGGCCGACGACCTTAACCGGCATATTGCCGCCGGTAAAAGTTGCACGCGTCTTGCCCTTACCTGGGCGGATAAAATCTCGTTCGTACTTACCGATAGTTTTGTTTTTAAGCAAATCGCGCCGCTCGATATTATGAAAGAAAACGTCTCGGATGCGGCAAACGACTACGAGCGCAAAGAGGGCGACTTTGTTTTGATGGCCGGCGAGTTGAATAATTTGTTTTCTAGCATGGTCGATGCGTTGGGCGGCGAAATTGAGATTGAAGAAAAGTAATTTTCTTTATTGACGGCAACGTCAACCGCCGTTACTATCGGTAAAACTTTCACCAAGAGAACAAAAAATGTCACGACTCAAACCAACCGACCGTAAAGCCCAAATCCTCGACGCAGCGTTGCAACTCTCCGCAAAACATGGTTACTCCCATGTAACGCGCGAGGGCATCGCAACCGTTGCCGAGTGCGCGCCCGGCTTGGTTTCTAACTACTTCGGCACGATGACCAACTTACGCCGCGATATCATGCGCGCGGCCGTACGTCAGCACAATCTACCTATCATTGCGCAAGGTCTCGCCGCCAAGGACGCCCACGCGTGTAAGGCGCCGGACGAACTGAAAAAAGCCGCTCTCGAAACGCTCGCCGCCTAACCCCGAGGGCTCGTAATGCAATTTTTACCCGCCGCTCTCGCACCTCTTGCCGCGTACCGCCAATTTATCTTATATCAATTGGTATGGAACGCGGCCAAGGGCAAGTATGACAAATTCCCTATCGATCATCGTACCGGGCAAATGCCCCCAAAAGGTACGGGCGGCGCCCATTGGCCGGAAATGTGGACCGATGCGCAAACGGCTATAAATGCTTGCGCGCAATTCGGATCGCAATACGGCGTCGGCTTCGTGTTCACTGTAAACGACCCGTTTTGGTTTCTCGACATTGACAAATGCGCGTTGCCCGACGGCTCCGGATGGTCGGAGCTCGCTACGCAATTGGTCGCGGCGTTCCCAGGCGCGGCGCTCGAGGTATCGGCCTCCGGTACCGGGTTGCATATATTCGGATCCGGCCAGGCGCCGCAACACGGTTGCCGCAACATTCCGTTAAACCTCGAGTTTTATACCGAGGGCCGCTTTGTTGCGTTGACCGGTACGTCGATCACGGGTAACGCCGCGCTCGATTTTACGTACGCGCTCCCTTGGCTCATTCAATACTATTTCGCGGGCAGTAGCGATGCCGGCGTGTCGGGCGACGTGTTCGCGCGTTGGGAGCAATTGGTCGAGATTGGGGCGGATCCATTGTGGAACGGTCCCGAGGACGATGACGACCTCCTCAACCGGGCATTGCGCTCGCAAGGGGCGGCCGCCGCATTCGGCGATAAAGCAACGTTCCGCGATTTGTTCGAGTGCAATATCGAGGTACTTGCCCGCGCCTATCCGGCCGACGGTATGGGCTCCTCGACCCCGTACAACGCGTCCTCGGCCGACCGTGCGCTCGCGCAACATCTGGCATTCTGGACCGGTAAGGATTGCGCCCGTATCCTGCGTTTAATGGAACGTTCGAGCCTGGGTCGCGGCAAATGGGAACGCGACGACTATTTGCCGCGTACGATTATTGGCGCCGTTGCCGAGCAACGCGACGTACTGACGGATAAAGAGCCCGAGCCGCTCTCCTCGAGTCACGTCAGCGCCCCGCCGCCGGCCGGTACCAAAGGCGAGGCCGCGGTCGCAACGGCGGTTACTGGCGCCACGTTTTTAACCATACCGCAACAAGTCGAACTCTTTCGCGGATGCGTGTATGTATACGAGTCAAACCGCGTCCTCGTGCCGGGCGGCCTCTTGCTTAAACCGGATCAATTTCGGGTCATGTACGGCGGTTACTCGTTCCCGATGGACAACGCCAACGAGCGCACGAGCCGCGACGCGTACGAGGCTTTCACGCAGTCCCAAGCCTACCGCTCCCCGCGTGCCGATTCGACTTGCTTTAAGCCGGACCGCGCCGCCGGCGAAGTTATCCACGATGCCGGACGCACCCGCGTTAACGTGTATTGGCCGGTCGACGTGCCGCGCTCGACGGGCGACGTTACGCCGTTTATGACGCACCTCGAGAAGCTCCTCCCGGACGAACGCGACCGCCGTATTTTGCTGTCCTACATGGCCGCATGCGTGCAGTACAAGGGCGTTAAATTCCAATGGGCGCCGCTATTGCAAGGCGTCGAGGGCAACGGTAAAACATTGCTTACGCGTTGCGTCGCCGAGGCTATCGGCAAACGGTACGTACATTGGCCGAAAGCGTCCAAACTGGCGAAAGAGTTTAACGCCTGGATGCTGTACAAATTGTTTTATGGCGTCGAGGATATTTACGTACCGGGCTCGCGTCGCGACGTGTTCGAGGAAATCAAACCGATGATTACCGGCGACGATTTGGAAATCGAGGGTAAGGGCGTCGACCAAATCTCGTCCGACATTTGCGGCAATTTTATTTTCAACTCAAACCATAAAGACGCGCTCATTAAGACGCGCAACGACCGCCGGATATGTAACTTTTTTACCGCGCAACAGTACGCCGCCGACCTGGTCCGCGACGGCATGACAAACAAATATTTCCAAGAGTTGTACGAATGGTTGCGCGCCGGCGGCTATGCGATCGTGTCGGAATTGCTGCATACGTGGCCGATACCCGACGAGTTCAACCCGGCCGGTTCGTGCCAACGCGCGCCGACCACGACGGCAACCGAGGAGGCGATCGTCGAGTCGCTCGGTAACGTCGAGCAAGAGATCCTCGAGGCGGTCAAGCAAGGTCTACCAGGCTTCGCCGGCGGTTGGGTTTCGTCGTTGGCGTTGGGTAACTTGCTCGAGGAAAAACGGGCGTCCAATAAAATACCGCATAACAAGCGCAAGGGTTTGATGGAATCGCTCGGGTTTATACAGCATCCGGGACTTGTCGACGGCCGCCTAAACAACGTCGTTTTGCCCGATGGCGGCAAGCCGAAACTGTACATACTGGCGACAAGTATCGATCGCCTGTTGACAAACCCGTCCGATATTGCCCGCTCGTATTCTGTTGCTCAAGGCGCAATCGGTTCGATACCGTTGCCCGGCGGCTAAATATTTATTGACGGAAACGTCAATACCAAATATCCTACATTTCACGTCGGAAACGTCCGGCGCCATTTGTAGGATATTTATGCACCATCCAAGACAATATAACGAGCAATTTAACGTACGCACTTTTGCGTTTGAAACCGAGCCCGAACCACTACTCGAGACAAAAGAAAATGAACAAGTCCCTACCGAACCGGCCGTTTAACGTCACACAATTCTCGTGGGTTCGGTTTGTCTCGCGGGCAATCAACAGCGCGAGAGCCGACAACGTTTGCAACGACGTACCTATGTCAGCATTCGACCACATGCGCGCAATTCTGATCGATGATTACCCCGACCCGTTGTTGCTCGAGGTCGCCGACGAGTTGCGTATCATCAAGTCGGCCATACGCGCCGGCGCAATCATAAGTAACCGCATTGCGGACGAGAAAGACGGCCAACGACGCATACGCGCCTTGCACGTTATCGTCGATGATTTACTAGAACGTATCGAAACCGGAGGAAACCCAAATGCTGTTAAACCTGTTGGCTAAATTGTTGGCGGTACCGCGCGTATCGTCGTGGTTGATCGAGCGCGCCAAGCGCACTCCGGACGAGTCAATCGGCGACTACATGGACCGCTATTGGCTTTTCAATCAGTACGACCGCGAGTCCCGCGTCGCCAAATACCCGCGGATCCCGTTCTCGATTCGCATACATAACATACGCCGCGAGGACGACCCAGGCCGCCACGTGCATGACCATCCATGGAACGCCCGTACCTTTCTGTTGCGTGGTGCATACGTCGAGGTACGCCCCGACGGCGAGCCGACGTCGCAATCGTTCCCGCACCCAACCGAGGCCGGGCAATGTTTTTGGCGCCGCGCTGGCGATACGTGCTCGCTGAAGTTTAACGAGTTCCATCGTATCGAATGGGTATCGCCGGCGGGGGTTTGGACGCTGTTTGTAATGTTCGAGTACCGCGGCGTTTGGGGCTTTTTGGTCGACGGCGTCAAGGTCGGTTTTAAAGAATACCTCGCAACTTATAAAGGCGATGCGAAATGAAGCCGCTCCCGTATTGCTCGCCCGCTATGTTGGAAATGCTCCGCGCGATCGCTGCCGGCAAAATCGGCGAGAACGAACCGGCCGACAAGGCAAAGGAAAAAATTTACGTCGCGCTCAAGTCCCGCGGTTGGATTAGCCGAGGCGCAATTACTGACGCCGGCCGTAAGTACCTCGAGTCGCAAAATTGAATATATTGATCGGTTGCGAGGAGAGCGGCGTTATACGAGACCGGTTCGCAAGAGCCGGTTTCTTTGCTATGTCCTGCGATTTACAACCGTCCCGGACGCCGGGCCACCATTACCAAGGCGATATTTTCGACGTGCTGTACGCCGGTTGGGACTTGCTTATCGTGCATCCGCCTTGCACGTATTTGAGTTCGAGCGGCCTACACTGGAACCGCAACCCCAAGTCCGTAAGATACGGGGGGGGGGCAGACTTTGGAGGCTCTCGAATTCGTGCGCCGGGTTTGGTCCGCGCCGGTCAAGCGTAAAGTAATGGAGAACCCTATCGGTTGCATAAGTACGCGCCTGGGTATGCCGGCCAGCCAAATAATACAACCGTACCAATTCGGCGACGATGCCAGTAAATCTACATGCTTGTGGCTGGACGGTTTGCCGCCCCTCGTTCCGACGACACGGCACCCCGGCCGCTTGGTGCAACATAACGGAAAAACGGTCGAGCGTTGGTCCAACCAAACCGACAGCGGGCAAAATCGCCTCGGCCCTTCCCTCGAGCGCTCCAAGATGCGAAGCGAAACGTACGCCGGCATAGCCGACGCAATGGTGCAACAGTGGGCGCCAATACTTTTAAATAATTACTTGCAATAGTCGAATAATGCGACTAAGATTAAACCCTCAACAACGAACCGAGGATTACAAATGGCAAATACCTTAAAAGATTTAATCGCGGACCTTACAGTCGGCTTGCCGGTGGCGCACCCAATGAAGCAACGCGCGTTATCGGTACTCGCTTTAATGTCGGCCGGTGCGGACAACGCAAGCGACGCTCTCGACATGATGGAACAAAATTATCCGGTACTTAAAGGGAGTTACAATTTTGGCATCGTACGCGAATACGTCGAACGTTTCGCAAACGACTTGCCGGCGGAATACGTCGACCCGACGTGGATCGAATGGAACGGCGGCGAGAATCCGGTACCGGGCAAAAACGTACGCGTCAAATTGCGCAGCGACCCGGCTACCGCTGGCAAAACCGTGTCCTCGCATTGGGTGTACTGGGCTCATGCTAAAAAGGGCGATTGCGGGAAATACGAGGTTATCGCGTACCAGGTGCAACCATGAAGAAAGCGCAAGCATTATTCCAAACGATCGCCTCCGACCCAAAATTGTTACAGTGGGCGCGGGGATCGATCAAATACAACGACTCGGCGCGAGCCGCGGTCGAGGACTTCCGTTTTAAACTCGTCGACAATAAAGTGCCGCACGAATTCAAGACCGAGGATTGCATACAAGCGTTTCTCTTGGTGCGTAACCATCCGTATACGTCCAGCGAGCAAGGGCACTTTATACACATGGAAGTCGAGCGCCTTGTCAAACACTCGGGTTACACGCTCGAGACGGCCGGCGAGGAAGCGCAAGCGGCTTGGGACGAATGGGTTACACCATGAAAATTAAACAGATAACCGGGCAAATACGCCGCGATTTTTGGGCGATTTACGAGTGTCAGCATTGCGGCGCCGAGGTCAAGGGTACCGGCTACGATGACGCGAATTTCCATAACAACGTTATCCCGGCGATGAAATGCGAATCGTGCGGGGGCGTTGGCGGCGAGGTTACGACAGCGCCGTCGGTACCGGCTTGGGTGACGCTATGAAAAAGTGCGAAGCATGTCTCGGTACTGGTTGGCTCCAAATGCCGAGAGGCGGGTCGGTTCGTTGCGGTTGCGTCGCTAAAGTACCTGTTCCCGTACCTCCTAGCGAACCGCAACGGGAATTAACGTGGCCGGTACCGCCCGCCGTTGCGTCGATTGACCTAACGCCGGCGCCGGTCGATATGATTCTATTTTGTCCGGAGTGCGACTTCCAGCATGTTGACGCGGTGGAGTTTTGCCCGACCGAGGTATCGATAACGCCGCGTGGCTTGGAAATGGGCGGGACCGTGTGGCGTAACCCGCCGCACCGTTCGCACCTATGTAAAAAGTGCGGCTGTATATGGCGGCCGGCGGACGTGCCGACGAATGGCGTAAGAGAGATAAAGACCCGCGGCAAGCGGGATACTTGGAAAGGGGGTACGAAATGAACATTACAAAAAGCAAGCAAAACGCCAACGGTACGACGACGCTAACCGTGACGATCAAACCCGGCGAGACCTTGATCGCGTTGCAAGAGGACGCCTTTTACGAACTCGGGGAACCGATGGACGACGTCATAAACGGGCATATTTTAATAGACGCCAAGCGCGTTACCTGGTGTCCGTTAGAACAAAAATGGATTAGATGACCAAAGCCCCGCAAGGGGCTTTTATTTTACGCCTGGCGTTTCTTTAATCGCCGCGTGACCCATAGCAAATAGGTACGTTGCCGCGTCACGTTTAGTAAATCCCATTTCCGCAACCATGAATTTACCGAGCGGCGTTCCGCATAACATCGCGGTACCGGTTGCAATGTCGTTGTCGTCGCGCATGCCGGCCCGTAGTTGCATCGTGGTGGCGTCGCGCATGCAAACGACAGTACGCACTAGCAACGAGACCAACGCGTCGCGCTTGGGGCCGGCCTTGACGTCATATTCCAGGTTGCGGGCGTTCGATGATGTTGCGACGACCAGTACCGCGGCCGCAAAGATTGTTTTACGCATTATTTCCTCCGTTTGAAGTTATGACGTTGCGCGTTTTGTTTCCAGTGCTCCCGGTCGTTTCGTACCGGTTGTTCCGCTTTTATATCTCGCATTACCGAAGCCTCGAGCGACGCCGACAGTTTCGCCATTTTGATACGCGCGTCGGCCATGCGCTCAAGAACAGACGGCGGCAAATATGTTGCCTCGTCGACGACAATAAATACGACCTCGCGCCGCGTCATTTCCAATGCTCCGGCGGCGACTGTGCCGCGTCGTCGGCCATTTGCTCCGCGGCGTGGATTGCCCGGTCGCGGATACTTGAAACGTTGACCGTGTGCGCCTCGAGGAGCGCGTTTGCGGTATCGCGCAAGAGGCCCAGGTCGCCAACGTCGCAACGGAACCGATACAAGCCGGTACCGCCCGCCGCGTCCGTGGGTTTGCCAACCGGTAGGAACTCGGCCTCGCGCAACATCGGGTACCGGGCTTTACCGAGGGCGATCACTGTTTCGCGAAGCAAAGCAATATCGGTACCGTATGCCCGGATCCGGACCTCTAGTAATTGGTTGGCCGCGTTGGTGTATGCGTTCCGAGCGTCGACGAAAGCGGCCATTTTGTCCTCGTCGGCTACGTCTTTTTGGCGCCGGCGAGCCGTCGGAGCGCCCGCAACAGTCGCCCGCGTTTTGTTTGTTGCGTCAATTACGCATTGCGAACAAGCGCCCGAGGACGTGTAACGGTGGGAAAAATGGCCGCGGATGCACGGCTTACCCGTAAAATATTTGTCTAGCCCCGCTTCGTCGGCTTCGGACCGTTTAAGAATTTGCATAAGATTTGCTCCTTTTATGCGTTTATCTTAAACGGTAATTTTTCCCCGAGCAAGCCGAATTATTCCCCCGGCGCTAAATATTGGAGAAAATGTAGCGTTTTTGGCCTAAAAAGCGGCTAAAACCTACCCCGTACCCATACCCCGATACCCTTTTTCCCCACTAGAACTAAGGGTT